CGATGCCACCTGCGACTTCACAGCGAGCAGCTCCATCACTTTGGAGGAGCGCGTAATCTCCCCGACGGAATTACAAGTGAACCTCGAGGTGTGTAAGTCTTCATTTTACAACAACTGGCAGGCTTTAGAGATGGGCTTCTCTGCTCATCACGATCTCCCTGCGAGCTTCGAGGACTTCCTCATCGCTCACGTTGCCGAGAAGGTAGCGCAGGAGGTTGAAAACCACCTCTGGCAAGGAACAGACGGATCGGGCACTTATCAGCGTTTCGATGGCTTTGCCGAAATCGTTGGAACTGATGCCGACCTTCCCGCAGCGCAGGAGGTAGCAGGCACAACAATCACCGCTTCAAACGTGGTCGATGAGTTGGGCAGCATCTTGGACGCTACTCCCGAGGCTGTTTACTCTCGCCCGGACTTCAAAATCTACGTTGCGCCAAACATCGCCCGTGCTTACATGAGAGCATTGGGTGGATTCGCGGCCATCGAGTACGGCACTCCTGCCGACCAAGCCACTTCCGCAGGCTCTGGCTACAACAACCAGATGAGCGTCGGAGCGAAGCCGATGAACTTCGAGGGCGTTGATCTTTGCCTCGCTCCCGGTATGGCTTCAGGCAAGGCAATTGCCACAACCAAGAGCAACCTGTTCTTCGGTACTGGACTGCTGAACGATGCCAACGAAGTGCGCCTCATCGACATGAGCCAGTTCGACGGATCGCAGAACGTCCGCGTCATCATGCGCATGACCGCAGGCTGTCAAGTTGGAGTCATCGAGGACGTTGTTACCTACGGCATCACGAACTCTGCTAACTAAGCAGGCGACTGAATAGACAATTCAAGGGGGAGGGGCTGAATCCCTCCCTTTTTTTTTCACTCAAAAAGACAAAAAGAAATGGCTTGCAATTTGACACTCGGACGGAAAGAGCCTTGCAAAGATGTGGTCGGTGGGATCAAGAAAATCTACCTGATCAACTTCGAGCCCTTGACCTTGACAGAGGCGAGCGGTGAGGTGACAGACATCCAGAACGCTGCGAACGATGCTGACGTTGATGCGGTAGTCTACGAGGTGCGCCACGCTTCCTCCCTGACCACGAACATCAACAGCTCACGCGAGACGGGCACGACCTTCTTCGAGAGCACTCTCGAGCTGACCGTCAAGAAGCTCTCCCAAGAGGACAACGCAGAGCTCGCGATCATGGCACACGGACGCCCTCACATCGTCGTGGTGGATAACAACGACAACAGGATGATCGTCGGCCACGAATATGGCTGCGAGGTCACAGGAGGCACTTTGGTGACAGGCAACGCGATGGGCGACCTCTCGGGCTACACCCTCACCTTCACAGCACAGGAGCGCACGCTTCCCAAGTTTATGGAGGCTCAGACCGAGGCAGCCTTCGAAGGTGTTCTCGGGACTGTGACAGAAGGAACAAATTCGTAACTTAGCACCCGACACATGGAGCTGATCTGCTCCTCGTTGGTGTTGGTTTATTGTTTGACAAGAGGAGGGCTCACGCCCTCCTTTTTTTTATCAACACCCCCAAGCGCATCAACAAGCCCCTGAATGCTTTAACTTTGTGAAAACCACAAGGGACAGATGCACATCCTGACAAGCTCGCAGACAGACTTGCAGACCATCAAGTTCGCGCCTCGCTCCATTGGTGCGCTCCAGTACCTGCTCCACCTTCAGGAGGAGGAGAGCGGCACGACCTTTCAGATGATCGGCTACGGGATTCAAGACGACAGCTACGTCAGCATCACCCGAACCTTCCCCCTTTATGAAAACTTGTACTACTACCTCCGGGTGTTCCGCTTGCCCTCTGGGGCTTTGTCTTCTACCATGTCAGCCCTCGACGAGCCGACCATCTACCGAAAGAGGGTGACGGACGACTTCGAGGCGGTAGAGGGATGGGAAGAAAGCGTCTTCCAATGTGTTACAAATCTCGTTGATCCTTACACCTCAAAGACGAGAAGGCAGGCGAATGAACTCGTAACTTCGTATCTCAACAGCGGGGAGATATTGAATGAGATTTATCGGGGCAAGGTGTTCTGTACCAACAGCACCGACCTCCAAGACTTCAGCGTCTACGACAAGCAGCCGATGACGCAGCAACCGCTCGACAATACAGCGAAATGGGTGACAATTTGAAGATATTAAAGCTCGCAAGCTACACCTCCCCGAAGGTGAGCGAGAAGCCGCGCAATGCGTGGGTCGAGTACGGAGAGGACAACAACTTCTACCAGTACCTGATCGACCTCTTCCACTCTTCGCCAACGAACAACGCAGCGATTCAAGGCATCAGCGATCTCATCTATGGCGAAGGCATGGAGGCAGCAGAGGGGAGCAGCCTCGAGGCTTACGTCAATTTTATCAAGATATTCCAAGCCGAGGACGTGCGCAGGGTCTGCCACGACCTCAAGCTCTTCGGCCACGCATCCTTTCAGCTCACCCTCGACAAGGGTCAGGTGGTCGGAGCGTTCCACATACCCCGAAACTACCTGCGCCCTGCGAAGGTGAACGACGAGGGCGAGGTGGACACCTTCTACTTTTCCAATGACTGGAGCAAGGCGAAGAGCCCCAAGTTCGCGCCTCAAGCCTTCCCCGCGTTTGGGCATCAGGCAGCAGGCGACGACGTGGCCATCTTGAGCGTGGAGTCTTACAGCCCCGGGTCTGTTTACTTCTCCCCTGTAGATTATCAGGGCGGGCTTCAATATGCAGAGCTCGAGGGAGAGATCGCGAACTACCACTTGAACAACATCAAGAACGGCCTCGCTCCCTCGATGATGATCAACTTCAACAACGGAGTGCCACCCATCGAGGAGCAGTTCGAGATCGAGCGCGACATCCTCGCAAAATGGGGAGGGTCATCCAACAGCGGCAAGGCCATCATCGCCTTCAACGACAGCCCAGACAACGCGGCCACGATCGAGGCGGTGCAGCTATCCGATGCGCACAATCAATATCAGTTCCTATCCGACGAGTGCATTCGCAAGGTCATGGTGGCGCATAGGATCACCTCTCCGATGCTTTTGGGCATCAAGGACAACACAGGCCTCGGCAACAACGCGGAGGAGCTACAGGTCGCCTATGAGCTTTTCAAGAACAGCGTCATCAAACCCTTCAGGCATCTGGTCACAGAGGCAGCCGAGAGCGTCATGGCGCACAACGGGCAGGAGATCGAGCTGTACTTCAAAGACCTTTCTCCCGTCATGATGGAGGCAAGCGCAACGCCTGCGAAGCTGAACAAGGTCGAGATGTCCATCGAAGCCCCTCACTTCAGCGAGACAGCGGAGGATGCATGGCTGAAGTACCTCGAGGACAAGGGCGACAAGGTAGACCTCGACGAGTGGGAGCTCGTTCATGAGGAGGAGGTGACAGACCCCGACGAACCCGACGGGGAGGTCTTCAAGTTCTTCAAGCGATTCAGCGACCCGGAGGAGAAGAGCCGCCACGACGGGGGCATCTACAAGATTCGCTACCGCTACGACCCGAAGAGAACCAAAGACAACAGCCGAACATTTTGCAAGAACATGGTCGCCAACGCAGAGCAGGGCGTATACTACCGCAGGGAAGACATCGAGAAGATGAGCAACGCAGGAGTGAACAGCGACTTCGCGCCGAAAGGATCGTCATCTTATTCCATTTGGCGGTTCAAGGGTGGAGTGAATTGTCATCATCGTTGGTTTAGGATGATCTTCAAGCGCAAGCAAGTGGGCGGGAAGGTCAAGCCATTGGACGATACCGAGAAGGGAACAACGAGGCGCGACATCGAAGAGAACTACAAGCGCACAAGTGAGGGCGCAGCGAAGAGCGCAGGGGTGCAGAACATGAACCCCGCAGGCTACGACGACGCGAAGATGCGCCCCATTGATATGCCAAACCAAGGGAGACGATGAGCGACGTGCTATTCATACAACGCGAAGACCTGATCCGCTACACGCTGATCGGGGGCAACGTGGACACCGACAAGATCATCCCACACATCAAGGTGGCGCAGGACATCCACATCCTCCCCATCCTCGGAACGAAATTATACGAGAAGCTCCAGAGCGACATAAGCGGCAGCACATTGGCGGGAAACTACTCGACGCTCCTGACCGAGTTCGTGCAGCCCTGCTTGATTCATTTGGCCGCTGCGGAGTTCTACCAGTTCCATGCCTACGAGGTGAGCAACGCGGGGGTGTTCAGGCATCAGAGCGAGAACGCGACCACGCCCTCCATCGACGAGCTTCAGGCATTGATCACCAAGCAGACGGATGTGGGCGACCACTACAAGAGGCGGCTCGTCGATCACCTCGAATACTATCCGACGCGCTTCCCCGAGTACACGGCAGCGCAGGAGGATGGGATGCACCCGAATCATTCACGCAGGTCAAATCGTTGGGTCTACTGATATGGCAAACAGCAACAACTGGGGCGAGATATACAAGTCCACATGGTGGGGGGACGAGGACTGGAGTGCCAACTCTCTGAAGATAGACAGCGCACCTCCGGGCTTTGCAGGAGGCCAGAACCTTTTAAAATCCTCGGAAGAGTTCCAGCAGACACGCGATTGGGTACGCTACCCTACTAACTCACAGACGCCAACGGTAAACGCTGACAGCAGACCAGACCCAAACGGCGGTACAACTGCGGATCAGGTAGGTTTTACCGCTAACACTTCCGCACGGCTACAGCAGACGGTTACTTTAAGCGCTTCCACTGAATATACCTTCAGCGTATACGCAAGGGCGGTTAGTGATACTGTAGACTTTAGGATGCGTAATATAACTCTGCAGCAAACGGAGGTAAAGACGGCCACTACTACCGGATCGGACGGCGGGGGCTTTACTCGTTTTATTTACACCTTTACAACGGGCGCGGCGGGTTCTTATGAATTGGCCCTACAAAATGCAGCAGGAACGCCAACAGCACGAGACGTTATTTTTTGGGGCGCTATGCTTAACCAGGGCGGCACGGCTGCGGAATATGAGTACGCCGCACCCTCTACGGGAGGCTCTGCACCTGAAGCGGCTTACGCTGGATTTGGGGACACTTTCGGAGGGGTTACGGCTTACTACTCATTGAGGAAGTTTACAGAGGCCGAAACGCTCAACGCCATACGGGTGAGGAAGGAAGTCAGTTCAGTAGACGAGGAGCAGGACATGGGCTTCGATGCAAATGGCGACCTTGACACATCTGCGCTTCTTGAGTTTGCTACAGATGCGGACGGAGGTAATGTATATGTTTCTATTTGGTACGACCAAACGGGCAACGGCAACGATGCGACCAACTCGACCGAAAGCGAGCAGCCATTGATTGTGAGCGGGGGTAGTGTGGTAACACTTGACGGCTATCCGTGTTTAGATGGGGACTTGGGTGCTGGCGACACAATGCTGCAAGCGTTAGACGTCATTGATAGCGTGGGCGATGTTGCAATTTTTAGCACCTACGCTTTAAAGACAGACGGCACAACGGCCAATCAAATAACCTTCGAAATAGGCAACGGGACAAGCACCCACCGCATACACGACACGCTCGGAAGAGGGGGCGCAGGGACGTTCGGCATTGACATTCGAGGAACAACCAACTACGACTTTGGAAATGCTACGGGAGTGGCAGTTGATGACATTTATTTGAACTCCATCTTGTCAGAGACCAACGGCTTTTACATTAACGGGACGCAGCAAACCTCGAACAATGCGGTAAGGAGTGGTTCAACGGTGGACGCTTTGACGCTCTTCAATAGAGGGGGGGGTGCTTTCCCATACAAAGGGAAGTTCTTTGAATTTATATTCTTCGCATCCGACCAATCAGCCAACCGAGGCAGCATGTCGTTAGGCACGGGCATCGAGGGGAACATTAACACCTATTTCGACATCGTATGAGTTGGTATATAGGAACACGCGAAGAGGTTGAAGCCTACAACCAAAAGGTAAACGAGTCGAAGCAGTACAAGGGAAGCATTACAAGCAACTGGGCGAACCCACGCCAACACCCTGACGGGAGCAAGTGGGCAATCATTGCGAACAACTCCATCGAGCCACAAGAGGATTCAAATCTTATCTTTGAAGTTCAGCTCTCGGACGACTGGACGCCCGAGGAAGAACTCTAAAAAATGGCGAACCTCTTTGACTCCGCGAGCCTCCTGCTCGTCGCATCTGCATTCAAACAATCAAAAGCATACAGCGTCATTCCGACAGATGGAGACGGAGACTTCACCTTCGCCAGAGCAGCGAACTCCTCACGAACGAAGAGCGACGGCACGACGGAGACAGGCATCGCCAACAACGTCCCCGCGCTTCACTACGGCACAGCGGGAGACCCCGAGACGTGCCCATCCTTCCGCGTGGAGAACAGCATAGCAGCCGCCACCTTCACCCTCTCGGACATCGTAACGAAGGGAATCTTGACAGGCGACAGCGGCACGCTGATGCTCGAGGGCAAGCTGCCCGAC